ACAACAGATTCTAAGAGTTTCTAGCGAACTCATCGTAACCAGAGTTGCTGATACCGATCCAACAAGTGCTTATCAGGCAAACACAGCAGCAGTTGTCGCTCCTGCAACTGGTGGCTTGATTGAAATTCTTGGATCAGCTACTGGTCCTTTTGTTTTTGCAGACGATCAGTATTTCAGCTGGAAACTAAACGGCGTACTTGCAAGCAAAATTCTTGTAGTTGATGCAGACACATATGCTACTGCTGATGAACTTGTAGATTTTCTTAATAATCAACTTGTTTCAGAAATTGACGGAATTATATTTGAAGCAACAGCTGGCGACAGTGTAACCCTCAAGTCTGTTTGGGCTTACGGAACAAGTTCAACAATTGAACTTGTTTCTCATCAAGATAGCATCTATGGCGGTGCAAGCAGCATCATTGGCATGGGAACATCCATGACACAAGCTGAACTTCTTGGTACTGAAGATAAATATCCTGACGATATCTACACTTCAGTTGGTGATTGGAATTTCTCTGGCGTATCATCAACTATTCTTTCAACAGCACTACAAGTTGTTATCAGCGGCACAGGAAATGTTAATATCGATGATGTTGTTCAGGTTATTGACCTTTCAGCTCTTGCTGGTGGAACTTATACAACAGCTCAAGTTGTAACTGAAATTAACAATCAAATCGCTTCTCCTCTCGGTGGCTTTGAAGCTGATGATGATGGCGCAGACCACATAATCCTTAGAACATTAGCTTACGGTTCAGGAAGTAAACTTGTTGTTAAAACCGACAGTACACTTGATGTTATCTTTGGATTGTCAAATGCTACAGCATCTGGCTTATCTCCTGTTCAAACAACTAATGATGGTATGACAGACGAAGCAGGTATTGTAAGAGGATCTTCTGCGGCATCTGGTGCTTATAGCTTTACCATTTATGCTGACAGCCCCGGCATTGAAGGAAATGAAACTGTTGTTCAAATTTCCAACAATGTTAATGATGGCACATTTGCATTCAAAGTGTTTAATAATGGAGCACAAGTTGAAGCTTGGGGTAACTTGACCAAGAATCAGACCTCTTCTTTCTACGTTGCAACATATATCAACTCACAAAGTTCATTCATCAGAGTTACAGATAACACTGCATTGTCTGCTCCTCCTGCAAATACAGGTGCTGCTGGTATTCAATTATCAGGTGGTACTGATGGTATTCCAGTTGATCCAGATGCTCAGGATGATCTCATCAAGGGAAATGCAACCGCTGGAACTGGTCTTTATGCATTCTCTGAACCAGAACAGGTTGTAATCGATCTCCTTGCAACACCCGGACGTAGCTCAACATCAGTTGTTCAGACTCTAATTGATGTCTGTGAATTACGTCAAGACTGTTTAGCAATCATTGATCCTCCTTTTGGTCTTACTGTTAACGAAATTATTCAGTGGCAGAACGGTGTTCATCCACTCAACAATACTCAGCTTAATACAGACTTCGCTGCTCTTTATTATCCTTGGGTAGAACAAACTGATGTGTTCAATAATATTCCTGTTTGGGTTCCACCATCTGGTTCAGTTATGGCAACTTACTGCCAGAGCGATAATTTCAGTGGTCCTTGGCTTGCTCCAGCAGGTTTGACTAGAGGTGTTGTTCCTAATATCAATAACGTCTTCACCAGACCAAGTCTTGAAGAAAAAGATTTGATGTATGGTAACAGTAATGCTATCAATCCAATCATCACTTATCCTGACATTGCTGGATTCGTAATCTGGGGTCAGAAGACATTACAGAGAACACCAACTGCTCTTGATAGAGTTAATGTTCGCAGAATGTTGTTCTATGTCGAGAAATCAATTAAAACAGCATCAAAATCATTGTTGTTTGAACCAAACACAGCTTCAACAAGGAGCATTTTTATAAATATTTGTTCAACTATTCTTTCAAGAGTGCAGATCAATTCTGGATTAACAAATTTTGCAATTAAATGTGATGAAGAGCTAAACACACCAGACGTAATTGCTAGAAATGAACTAAGAGCTAGAATTGGAATTGTTCCAACCTATGCCATTGAATTTATATTTATTGAATTTAACTTGGTTAGAGAGTTAGCATAATAATTAATTTGAAAAAATAAACTTTAGGAGGTAATTGACATGGCTGACACATCAAATAATATGGGCATTGGACCGCTTGGCAATGCAGCATTTAAAAGAAAATATCGATGGACATTCCAAGTGGAGCAAGTTGGCGGCGAGAAAGGTTTTAGCATCGGTGGACAGTATGTTAAATCTGGTAATAGACCGCAGATTGATATCGATGAAACAGAAATCAATTTTTTAAATGGGAAAACATTTATTCCCGGTAAAGCTACTTTTAATGAAATTAGCTTTACTTATTACGATGTTGCTGTTCTAGCAGATCAAACTGTTAACAATTTGCTCAGATGGATAAATAGAGTTTATAACTTCGAGCAAAAAGGAGCATCAAAGGAAATAAAAGCTACACAAGGAAGTTATCCCGATAGTGGTGGCACGGGATATGCTGGCACAGGTGTGCTTACTTTGCTCGATGGTTGCGGATTTGCTGTAGAACAGTGGAAGTTGATTAACTGTTGGCCTAAGAGTATCAATTTTGGTGATTTAGATTATTCATCTTCTGATGAATGTAATATTGAGTTATCACTTAGATATGCTTTTGCAACATACACGAACTACTGTAAGGCGCTTGAGGGAGATGGCGATTGCACAGGAATTTGTGGAACTACAAAGGGTGCTTACTAAGAAGTAAAATATGGCTAATATGGGTATCGGTTTTGCCTCTCAAGTTTTATTCAAGAGGCAAAACCGTTTTATTATGTACATACCCGGAATCACTCATACAGTGACTGGGCAGAGAGCTATTAGTAAAGTTATGGTAGAAGAAAAATCTTCTAGACCTAATATTTCATTTAAAGAAATTGAAGTACCTCATTTAATAGAAACGATATATTTTGCTGGCAGACCTGATTGGAAGCCTTTAAAGGTAACTTTATATGATGTTGCTAATGATAATCCTGCATGGGATTGGGTTAAAGCAAATTATGCCGTAAATTCAAACAATAATCAAGTTTCTGTACAATACAAAGGTTCTTTAACAAATGTTGGTGCTGGTGGTTCTAACTTTAAAAGAACAATTCAGATATTCATGCTTGATGGATGTGGCAATGCGATAGAAGCATGGACATACATGAATGCTTTCCCCACTGACGTTGAATTTGGGGAAACAGACATGACCGGAAATGATGTAATGAAGGTCAATCTTACTCTACGTTATGATAGAGCATATTGGGAAAAGTGCGACGATCAGATGCATTCACTTGTTCAATCTTACATGTTTCCTTAATCTTCTGCATCTAGAGATGCATACTCATCAGGTTCGAGGAATTGATCTACTTCTAAAACTTTTCTACATTCTACTAAAAAAGTTTCGAGTTCTTTAGTTTTCATGTTTAAGATTCTACAAGCGCCAGATTTATTGAGGCGACCTTTTTTTGTATAAACTAAGTTTTCGTTTGAAAGTAGCAGACCAATTTTTTCTTTTAGATAGCTGCTTTCAAGAATTTGGAGCAATTCGGTATTTTCTATGCCTTCTAAGAATCTGTTCTTCATCGACATTCTCCAAAAACAAAATATCCAACACTAATTGAGTAAGTGCTTTGGTATAAAAAATGAATTTATTAAATTCTTCTGCTTGGCATTTCTCTATTCATTTTTGCTGTATAGTATTCTTGGTATCTTTTCTTAAGTTCGTCGAAGTTTTTATTTGAACGATAAATTTGTCTTAGGTGATGTATTAGGCAAGTTGTCAGAAGTTAAAAGCTTTGCTTCCTCTGGTTGGATCGAATCGTTCTATTTTAGAGAAGCAGATAAATACACCTTCTTGTACTGCGTCATCATAATCAATTTTCTGAAAATTTCTAAATCTAACAATATTTTCTGACAGTGTAAAAAATTCTTTTGCTAAATTATCTTGACTTTGTTTGAGCATTTTTTCATTTTCTATAATTTTATTTTCATCTAGACTGACAGTGGGATTGCCTTCTGTATTATTTTTATTAAATTCTATATCTTCTTTTAAAAGTTCGTATTTTTTCTTTAGCTTCTTTGCTTTTTGAAACTCTATTATATTTGTTTCAAGATATTTGTTATCAAGATAGTGATTACTCATATTTAAAATATAGTCCGCATGCTTAAAAAAATGAAAATTAATTGTGCTATAATTATTGATTCGATTGAAGAAAAGCAAAAAAGTATTTTAAAATTCCCACAAATAGAAAATATTAATTTTTTTACTTTTGACAAAAATTTAAAATCAATAAATTTACTTAATAGTAGAAGAAACATTAATACTGAATTGTCTATGTTTTTTGATCAAAAAAGTTTTTTTGTACTTTATCCAGATGAAGACATAGAGTTATGGGACGATGAAGAATCTTTTGGAAGTCATTACAATCTTATTATAGATGATTGGATAATTAAGTCTAGAAGAACGAATACGAAAGAAGAAAAAGTTTCAAAAATATTCATTAGGTCAAATTACAAAAATGTTATTAAATATGATGATTTGTGGAATAATTTGTGGCAAGATGGTGGAAATTTTATTAATAGGTTAGAAGAATATTTATTTATTGTTGGTATAAATGAAGAAAATTTATTTCTTGTTTACAGATACATTTTTGAAAAATTAAAGAAAAAGATGTATGATGATACATTAAAGAATTTGTTTCCGAGTGTATTGAATAATTATCCAAATTTTGTTGAATTATTGTGTCTTTGGGGCGACTTCTTATATGAATCTAATCGTATTGAGGAAGCGAAATTGTTCTACGCCAAAGCTCTGAAGTCAGCTTCAGAGCGTAGCATTTACGATAAGATGCCAATGATTCCCAGAATGCACAAAAGTCATCCTGAGAAAATGTTGGCAAACATTGAAGAGTTGATCAAAAAATATGATCAAGTTCATTGATGATTACAGTTACTTGATCTTCAAATCTTGACATAGAGATTTGTTTACGTCCAGCAGGAAGCTTTTTCATTTCCTTTTCTAGATCGCCAATTGAACAGCTGACAACACGCCAGTTGTTCTTTGCTAGCTGTTCTGCTTCTTCCTCTTGAGACATTACAGTCTTGCCGGGGAAGTATTCAAGAACTTGATCTTTAGCTTCTTTAATAATCTTCTTGTAAAGTGGGACGTTACAAGAACAGCTAGGATTATTAATAAACTTTTGCACTTCTGGATTCAATGACTCTGGTAGCTTACTACGAAAGGTTTCATCTTTCATAGCGGTCTTGATATCAAGAAGGCTTATAAAGTTCTTTGTTTGCTCGCTCATTGTTTTTAATCCTCAAAGTGAAGCCACAATGCTTACATCTATAAATAGATGGTTGAATTTTAAATTCTTCCCTATCATCTTCGGTTTTTTTGATAATGTTTTGCAAAGTAGATCGTTTAACTTCCACCAATTCTTTGATGGAAGTTTCTGTATATTTTGTTCCACAATTTTCACAAATAGAAAACATAATTAGTCCGAAATCATGCTATTTGCTTCTAGGTAAGTTTGGAAGAATGCGAAGAATGTTGCCAAGAAGCTAGTGGCGCAACCTCCTAGAAAAATATAATGTAATTTATCTAGATTCCATCCGCAGAAGACATACATGAGTGTCGTGGTAAAGATTCCACACCAGAATCCAGAGCATTGGTAGCAGTTGAGCATTTTCATAAAAAATGTTGGAAGATATGGTTTGATTCTATCTTTAACAGACTTTGAAATATCTGATTCAACAACAATGTTGGTCATTCCGATTGATCCGAAAAGCCAAAGTGTCAACTCAAGCATTTTGATTCCCCGTGTTTATGAGTACAGAAACTTCTTCACCTTTACGATAAACGTGAAAATCCATTACATTATTAAAAAGAGGTAATTGAAATTCAAAATTTTCAATATTACCTTTAATATTCCTGTATGCGTTTAAATCTGGCTTCATGATATTAACTTCCATTTTGAATATGGAAGATATTTTTTCAACGTCTTCTTTTGTTACGCTGTTTAAAAAATCTACGACAGATCTTATTCCAAGACTTTTAAGGTGAGAAACTTTTTGTGCCATTGCCCAAGAATCAAACAAATGTTTAAATTTTGGGAATTCATTTTTGATAAGTTGATTCTGAAAAAGCAATTCTGCTGCGTTATGGAAGCCTATCTGAATCATAAAAAATCTCCTAAACTAATATAGTTTTTAATTATGAATACTAATTTAAAATTAAGTTTCGTAATTTTTAAGGGGAAAAAAAATGGCTGATGAAGTTTTTAGACCGCAACGACCGGCATCAAATGATCCACAAATTGATATTCCTGAAAATCATCCAATGAGACAACAGGCAAATTCATTACCACCGGGAGTTGTTACAGGAAGAGTTCCTCCACAGTTTACGTCTTCAATTGCTGGAGATGATAATACTCAGTCATATCGTCATCAAGCTGCTTCAGCCAATGTTGGTGGCATGCAAATTAATAGTGAACTAGCAAGTCTTATTAATAACTTGAAGCAGCACAGCACACACTATGAAGAAGTGCTTCTTCCAAGCAAGGGCAGATTTTATGATGGAACAGATGGACCGACAAATGGAATTGTCAACATTCGTCCTATGACAGGTGAAGAAGAACAGATTCTTGCTACTCCACGATTTGTGAAGAAGGGCACTGCTATTAATATGATTTTTAGCAAGTGTATTAGAGAAAATATTAAGTCAGAAAATTTATTGTCTCAAGATAGAACTTATCTTTTGATTTATCTCCGTGGTATTAGTTATGGTACTGATTACGAAGTTCAGGTCCGTTGTCCAGATACTGACAAGCAGTTTTCAACGACGATTGACTTGGATACATTGGTGATCAACAGATGTCCTGATGATTACACATCAGACAATCTTTCTGGCGTTCTTCCAAAGAGTGGTTTGAAGTTTAGTTATCGTTTGAGTAAGGGTAAGGATGAAAGTGATCTTCAGGAATATAGAGAAAGAAAGCTTAAGGCTTTCGGTGATAATGCTTCTGATGATACTTTGCTTTATAGAACTGCTCAATTATTGAACAATGTTGAGACTATTACATTAAAAGAGGAACTAAAGATTATTATCAAGAATCTTCCTATTCAGGATGTTAACTATTTAAGAAATCTTGTTAATGATCCACCTTTTGGAATTCAGACAAAGGTTAGTATTCTTTCGCCTTTTTCAAATGAAGAGTTTGAGATTGATCTACCGCTTGATTCGGGTTTTTTCTTCCCCCGGAACAAGAAGGTGGGGACATAAGTCCAAGTTTAAAGCTATGGCAAGCTTTGATGGATGAGATGTTCTTCTTTCTCTATCATCTTCATGTTGACAAATGGTCTTTCTTGCAATTAACGATTTCGGAACGTAGATACTTGATAGACAAGTTTGTTGAGCAGAAGAACAAAGAGAAAGAAGAGCATGATAAGGAAATGAGGAAGGCTAAATCTAGGTCAAGGTAATAATTATGTCTACTAAAGAGCGTTATCAAAATCCAACAACAGATGATACTGTAATTTTAAGACTATTTGTTTACAATCAAAATAGTTTTTCTAATGTTGATTCAATTGAAAAAGTAGATATTTACAAAATTCCTGATAATGCATCTGTTAGTGATTTATCAAATGCTACCTTGATTCAGACTGTGATTGATCCAGATATCAAGCAAGATGATACTGGAAAGTATTACATTGAAGTTTTAGCTGAATATCCTCTTTATACAACAGGAAAGTATGTAGATGTATGGAGTATAGTCTTCAAATCAAGTGAAGGCACTAGTCAAGTAATCAATAATTTCCTGTTGTATCCTGATCTTTGGTATACGACACCAATTCCAGTTGTATATGACTTTAGCTTCGTGTTCAGACCTAATCGTTTTAGAAAAGGTTCAAAGCAATATTTAATTTGTCAAATTACGCCCAATGTGCCGAAAGGCACAGACTTGGGTAGATATTATGAAAACCTAATCATTAATTCTAATGTAAAAATAAGTTTGGAATTAAACTGTGGTAATTGTGTGCCAACGGAGGAAGACCTTCGTTTAGTGTTAGATCAAGTATCAATGGATTACAGGGAAAAGAATTTTGCTTATTACCAATTAGACACAACTGATTTGGATGTAGGTATTTACAACGCTTGGTTTACGCTTGAAATTGGTGACAACATTTATATTTCCGACCGGATGAATCTTCAAATCTTCTCTTGATGGGCTTGAAACAATGGTATAGTATGTCCTTGGTCATCAAGGAGGCTAGCCAATGCGTCTTGTCGAAAAGCTTACAAAGTGTTATGAATGTGGTGTCAATGTTCTTCTAATTGGAGAACATGGTGTTGGTAAAACATCATTGATTAAGAGTGTGTTTGAATCTCAAGGATTAGTTCTTGGTGATTCATGGTTATATTTTTCAGCTAGCACATTAGATCCTTGGGTTGATTTCATTGGTATTCCTAAAGAAAGGGAAAGCAATGGAACTCAATATATTGAATTAATCAGACCAAAAGCTTTTGCTGATGCTACAAAGATCAGGGCTTTGTTTATTGATGAATATAATAGATCACCAAAGAAAATAAGGAATGCAATTCTTGAACTTATTCAGTTCAAGAGTATTAATGGTATGAAGTTTCCTAATCTTCAAGTTGTTTGGGCAGCAATAAATCCAGAAGACGAGAATGAAACATATGATGTTGAAAAGTTAGATCCTGCTCAGAAAGATAGATTCCATGTACCTATCCAAGTTCCATATGCATGTGATGCAGAATATTTTAATAACAAATATGGTTGTGAAAAATCAACTATAGCAATTGAATGGTGGAATGCTATTCCTGATGATATTAAGAAAAAGATATCTCCTAGAAGGCTTGACTATGCGTTGGAATTTATGGCAAAAGGAATTCCTTTGGAAGATATTCTTCCTCAAGAAAGTAATGTAAATAAACTTCGTCAAGCTTTAGCCAATGGTCCAATTGATAAAAAGTTAAGGAAAATGTTTGATGATAAAGATATAAAAGATGCAAAGTTGTTTTTAGCTGTTGAAAACAACTTTGATAATGCTATCAAGTATATCAATGAAAGCAAAGAATATATTGAATTCTTTGTTCCTCTTTTCAAGAAAGAAAAGTTAAGCCTTATTATTTCTGAGGAAGATTCAAAAATTTCTTCTTATATAATTGAAAATTGGAAAATTAATCCAATTTTTAAATCAGTGATTGAAAGTGTTTTAACCGCTGGAACTAATCCAAAAGTCATTAAAAAAATACGTTCTTTCTTTTATGAAGATGAATCTGTATGGAAGAATCAGAAAGCTTCAAATTCTTCAGAACGTGAAAGGATTTTCAAATGAGCATTAAAGAAGAATGGAATCATATTTTAACTAAGATGGAAAACCATCATAGTATTTTTTATAAAATAATTCAAATGGGTAAACCTGTATTTACCGATAAGATTCAAACTGCTGCTGTGCAGTTTGATAAAGAAGGTAATTACTTGATGTTCTTGTTCAATGAAAATTTCTGGAATGAATGTGATGAATATAAAAAAATATTTGTCATATGTCATGAAGCGTTACACATTATCCTGAATCATGGCAAAAGATTTCAGGAAAAGGAAAATCCAAAAATATTCAATATTGCTGTTGATATTGTGGTCAATCATTCTCTTGTAAAAGATTTTGGTTTCATAAGAGAAGAAATTGATGCAAAAAATGAATATTGTTGGATTGACACTATTTTTGGTGAGAAAAAACACAATGGTCTT